TCATGGTGCCGGCAGTGTCCACCGCTCCATATACCACGGAGCGTCATCCAGCGTGCTTTCCGTGTACTCGGTCAGGAATAGTGCGTCCTTCTGCTCCCACGGAATCCTCATGCCGTTGATGATATCCAGCACCTCCGCTTTTTTCTTTCCAGCACTCTTGACCTCAAATCGCAGCCAGTCATCAAAGTCCAGCCCCGAGGCCAGAGCGCCATTTACTTTCTTGCGTTTCTTGGCAATTGCATCTTCGCCGCTTCCGGCCAGCAAGCCAAAGTAGGCGATCTTCTTGCCCCGCTCCGGAACATCAGCTTGTAGCAGCACCCGCTTCTTGGCCGTGACCGCCGACTCCCCGCTTCGCTTCTGCGCATTTTCCAGCGCGTCCAACAGAGCGTGCGCCTCCCGATCAGATACCCCGGCATCATTCATCTGGCGGTATACCGCCGTCTGTTTGTACTTGTAGGTGTCAAAGCCATCGTCCACCCATTTCTGGGCATTCCTATTGGCCGACTTGCCGAATGCCACTGCCTGTACCCCGCCGAAAAGCTTATCGTACCACTCGTCGTTATACACTGGGTACTGTAGCTGCGCTCGGCCTGCGCTGTCTGTGGTATAGCTTCCGCCCTGGATGATAGCCCCGAGGCCCTCCACGCTCTTCTTGAGCTGGCCGCCGCCGAAGGGAGGGGCGGTGTAGAGGATCGGTTTGCCGATCTCCTTCAGCGCCGTCTCCAGCCTCTTCTTCCAGTTCCAGTTGGTATTCGCCGCCGCGCCCCACAGCTTCGCTGCGTCCGGAAGCGCGCTGCTCACTGGAATACGGCCGCCACCCAGCAGACCGCCCACAAACGGCACTTCCTCCGCCATGTTCTTTGCAAGCGATATTCCCGTCTGGTAGATGCCCCTTTTCTCTGTTTCAAAGGACGGCAGGTCGCCCGTGACCGCACCCGCTCCAAGTTCCACCAGATTGGGCAGTTCCCATCCTGACAGGTCGCCTACCGTGTCGTTCAGAATACCGATGGGATCCAAAGCCGGGCGGCGTCCAATGAAGAACTCGTACACCTCGTTATACAGGAACGCACCCAGGAAGAACTTGAGCAGCGCCGCGGCCAGTGCCCCAAATGCTTTTTCCTTCAGCTCGTCCGGGATATCCTTGGCCAAATAGGAGAACTGGTTGTTGACCTCCAACTGGAACTGGGTCAGCAACTTCCATGTTGGCGCCGACCTCTGGAACAGCGTAGGTGTTGCGCCCTTGCTCCGGTCCGCAATGACGCCCGCCGCGAAAGCGTCCGCTTCAGCCAGGGCCTCTGCTTCCGACAGCCCCCGCCGCAGGTTCTGCAGATATCTGGCCCTCACCACTACGTCTGATGTAAAGGTATCTATCCAGTCCATGGGCTTGGTCAGCTTTGCGGATGCTTCCTGCGACCACGTGCGCACCAGCGGATCACTGCCCCGGCGGTTGGTCAGGAAGGTGGACCGCTCCGCCAGTCCGTCATCTGCCTTGTAGGAGTGCAGCGTATCCCACATAGCCCGCAGAATATCCTTGCTGTCCACCACCCCCCATGCCTGCGTAATAGGTATGAAGTTTGTCAGCCACGATGTCGGATTGATCGCCACCATATTGGCCGCCACCCGGCCAGAGATACCTTTGACCACCTTGTAGATCTTCCGGCCAAAGTCATGCTCTGCGTTCCGGTCGTGGATACTCTTCTTGTTGGCCAACAGGTTGGTGTACTCTTCCAGTTCCACCACAAAGCGAGACAGAGTGAACTTTGCATTTTTGTAGATATCCTCTTTCAGCGCCTCCTTCTCCTGCTTGTTGATATCCGTCCTGCTGTCCACCGCGTCGATCTGCTCTCGGATACCCTTGTCACTGGTCTTGTAGCGGATCCGGCTAACCAGCGCTCGCAGCCGCTGGAGGTTGTCCGTGTGGTGGATCACATCCGCCGCACCCTCGATGTACTTATCAAAGCCCTCCACCGCGTCATAGGTCGTATTCACGCCGAGACGTTCCTGAGCATTGCCAAACCACGTAATGCCCGGACGGAACGTGTGAGTCAGTCCGTTAATGGTCGTAGGCAGCGCCACCACCGACGTGTCGATCCCCAGTGCCTTGCCAAAGGCCGCCAACATGCCGCCCTCGCCCGTGGTCTGGAAATGAGGGAAGTAGCCCTGACGGTACGCCACCGGCTCATAGCCGTTGCGCAGCCGAACCTCGTTCATCTGCTGGAACAGTTCGTCGTAAATGGCCCGGAACTCGGCCACCGCGCCCTCGATCTTGGCCCGGTCCAAGTTTGGATTCTTCGCCCACAGATCGCTGATAATAGCCTGCCAGTCCAACAGGCTCTTTTCATCCCGGCTTTTCAGCCGTCCCTTGCTCTCCTGCAGCACCCGGATGTTGTCCATGACCTCACCCACCAGCTGCACAGCATGGGTCTCCGAAACCTCGTTACCATCGGCCACCTTGCGGGACAGATTCAGTCCCTTCACCCGCTCCCGATACCGGTTCTTGAACCGGGTGGACTGTGCCTGTGCCTCATGTACTGGCGCAAAATAGGTGTTGACCACCTGCCGGGCCACGTCCTTATCCGGCACAATATCCCGGATGTTGCGCTCCATCGTCTCTCTGGAGTAGAGGAACCCCGCCCCCTTGTCCTTCCAGTCGTTAGCCGTCTCCAGCAGTTCGTCCGCCTGCTCATACAGCTTGGCTTTGCGCAGTCGATTGTATTCCCGGATCACCCGTGCCAGTTGCTCATACTCCCGGGACGCCTCAAACACTTCCTTGATGCCCCTGACATTGCATTTGGCCGGGTCAAGATCAGCGACCTCGATCTCGCCTTTCAGCAGCCGGGCCACCAGCCCGTTGTCATAGTCGGTCAGCAGGTGCTTGGCAACGGCCTTTTCCCTCGCCTTGCGGGCGCTGCGAATCTCGCTGTACGCCTTGCGCACCTCATCTGTGGATGCGGCCAGCTGTGCAGCCTTTTTCTGCGTCTGTTCCTGCGCATACCGCGCCACGATGCGCAGCTCGGCCAGCGCGTCGGCCACCGCCGCCTCAAAGTCCCGCTTGGCCCACGCCTTGAACTCCTCCGCATTCTCGCCGTAACCGTCATCCAACGACTTTTCCACCTTTTCAATGTCCCGCGCCACTTCATACATGTGCACCAGCATATCCGCCGGGTGTGTGATGCTCGCCGGGAACAACTCCGGGGCCATGCCCTGCAGTTCCATGTAGGCCACATCCACTGGCAGACCATCGCTGTTTTTGATTCTCGGCAGAAGACCAAAAGCAGTTTTTCGGAAATTATTAAAGTCAGGAATATTGGCTTGATCCTCCTTGCTTAACACCAAGTCCTGCTTGTGCAGATAGCTCCGAATAAATTTGTAATTGTCGTAGTAATCTGTTTCTACTACGACCCCTGCCGCATAGGCACTCTCAAACAGGCTATCCAGTGTCTCCTGTCTCACCTTGCCTGTGTTCAGGAACTCCTCGCTTATGTACCGTACTGCTGGTTGAATGAACTCCCGACTTACATGAGCGGGCACGGAAAGAGCATCAGCAATTCTTCCTACCAGCGTCTGCTCCGCACGCTTTAAGTACCGTTTCGCCTCGACCGGCAGACTCTCAACAGGGTCCCCTGCGTTCTCGACCTCTTCTGCCGTGGGCAGCGGGCGGTAGTCGCCCTCCTGCACGTCGGCCATGCTGTCGTAGCGTTCCGGATAGTTCGGTTCTCGTTCCTCGTTAGGCGCAGTTTCCGCGTTTTCCCCAGTTTGAGCTGTGGTGTTCTCTGTCGGCCCGGTCATCATCTGCGCCACGCTCATCCCCATCTTAGGGTCAGATGTGCGCAGCGCCTTCTCAAACAGTCGCTCCGCCCGGTAGATGTCATCGAACAGGCCGCCCGCCTTTCTCACCCAGCGCACCGCGTCCTGCAGCCAGTTGCGGATCTTCTGGAACAGTGTCCGATCCTCCCGGAGCAGACGCCGGATGGACCGCTCATCCCGGAACAGATGCTCCTGAACGAACTTCGCCACCACTTCCTGCATCGCGCCCCGCTCACTCAGGGAGTGCCCCTGTGCTTCCCGCTCCCGGATGATCTCCTGTATCTGCCCGTCCACGTCTACGCCGTGTGCGTCCAGCCAGCGTCTGGCAAACAGGGTCAGCCGACCATACAGGCGGCTCGTTTCCAGCCGGTGGGTCAGCTCATGGAGCAGCACCTGCCGCACCGGGTCCGCGCAGTCCGGGTGGATCGTGATCACGCCGTTCAGATAGGAACCCATACCGCCTCCTTCCGGAATGGCACACCGCAGCTCACAGCCGAAGTTGTTTGCCATCTTCACCGCCCGCTTCCACTGGTCCAGCACCTTCGGGTCGTTACTCGGCACGACAGGCAGCACCACGTCGCTGTCCGGGATGGCGTCCGCAGGGTCGGTTTCCATATCGCCCACTGCCTCCCCTCGGTTGACAGCCGAAGGCGTTTGGGGTATAATGCCTATAGACGCATCTGATGAGACACCGGAAGAAGCAACCTTCGGGCCACGGCTTCCACCGTCCAAGGACGCGTCTATAGCAGACGCATCTGATGAGGCCCCGCTGGGAATGCGGTCTTGACCGCGCCCCGCACCGCCCAAGGATGCGTCTTTCTTTATGCCCCAGTTATATATTTGACTCTCCGGTTGCAGACTGGTGCCTCTCACCATATCCCGCACCGCGATTCGCACCCCTACGGTATCCTCGCCGATTTGCACCGGGGTATAAAAGTAATTCCACCGATAGATGTTCGGGTCTCCGCTCTTGTCCGGTGTGCTGTACAGGTACTGCGCGTTCTTAAAGATCCCCTCGGTTCCATACAGCATATTCGCCTTGGTCTGCCCGATGCCCTTCAGCACTTCGTTGATGCCTGTACTGTAAAGCCGCGCCTCCAGAATATTGCCGTTCACGTCGAACTCGATTCCCTGTCCTGTCAATCCTTTCAGTACACCGCGCAGATCAGCCTTCAGTGCGGTAATCGCCTGTTTCAAAACATTGTTCTTCTCTGCCCGCGGCAAACTGCGCACATCCGGAAAACTCTTCGCAACTTTATCGATGACCGCTTGCTCGACCTGCACCACACGCCCCTCGCTCACCATCTGCTGGTGCGCTTCCTGCATAAGCCGTGTTTTTGTCTCATTGTCCTCGTATTCAACATTGTTCCACACAGGACTTCCTCTGTTGGCAAAGTCCTCCATGCTTATCCGCGGTCTCCCCGCCGTCTCCACTCCGGAGGCGGCGTTTTCTTTTTCTCCACCCTGCCGGCTGGCCAGCTTCATTTCCTTTCGGATCTGATCCTGCGTCTGCTCCCTTGCGATATCCCCGGCCTTCCGTCCGGCCGCGCTCATGGGTGCCGCCCCAAACATGCCCTTTTCTCCCATGCTCGCATAGCGCTGGTCGATTGCCTGGTCGTGCGTGCGCCATTGTGCCTTCGCGGTGTCTGTGCCACCCGTGCCGCCGGTCACCGCACCGATGGCGCCGCCCACCAGAAAGTCATAGGCCACATCTTGGGCAAGCCGCTTGATGTCCGGCAGTTCCTTTCCGTAGGTCAACTTGGCAATAACCGGCTCCACCGCCGCAGACACAGCTTCTTCCAGACCTTCCGACAGAAATCCCGTCCCGGCGCTAGCCAGCCGGTTCAGCGCAGCTCGCCCTGCCGGCGTCTTTCCGGCCCGCTCCGCCGCGGCCACCACGCCCTCAAAGATGTCGTCCAGTCCGCCTTTGCCAAAGGCTTTTGTCTGGATCCTGCCCACGGAACCGATTTTCTCCGTCAGCAGTTCCGTCAGAGCAGTCAGACCGCCGTAGGTCATCTGCTCTTTCAGGCTTGCGCCCTCCTGCCGTGCCTTCATCGTTCCGCCACCAAAGGAGCGCAGCGCCAGCGGCACAGTAGCTCCGCCGCCGGTGAGCACGCCCGCACCGATATCTCCGCCCAGCTGAATAAGACCCGTAGCCGCGTCCACTATAAATCGTCCCGCGCCCCCAAGTCCCTCTTTGGCCTTTTCCGTATCTCTGGCCCCGGACTCGGACAACTCCCGGTTAAAGTCTCTGGCGGCGGTCGCGGCCCGCTCCTGCACCTTCTCGTTGACCACCACGCCCATGGCATCCAGCTTCCGCTTGGCGTCCGCAAGCACGTTCTCTTGCCCCTGCAGGTCACTCTCTGACCACGTACCGGGCGCGGCCGCATTGTCCTCCCGCATCATGCGCAGACCCCGCTCCGCCGTCTCGTACCGCCGTTTGTACTCGTCCAACAGAAACTCGTTGACCTCACTGCGGTGATTTTGTCCTGCCTCGTACAGAGTGGAAACAGCATCGGAATACCCAGCAGCCGTCTGCTTCCCCGCTCCGGACAGGGTATTGCCCACCCGCTGCAGGAACGATGTACCGTTCTTCCGTTTCAGTGCGTTGATCTGCTCCTGCACCTCCGCGGCTCCGTCCAAGTCAAGCCCCACCGTCAGCGCCTGTCTCTTCGCTTCCAACCGCTTGAGTTCTTCTTCATAGTTCGGCGCCTGCACGCCTGTCCGCTGAGTCGTCGCCGAAACGGGTGCGGCCACCTCCCCCTTCACGGGAGAGGTGGCACCGCCGACACCAGAGGGCGTGGAACGGATTACTCCCACCACCGGCGCACTGTCCTGCTTCGCCATTCTGATGCGTTCTTCAATAGACAGGGAGGCCGTTCTCTTTTCGTTAGCCTTTCCATTGTCTTGTTTCGCTTTATTGATACGTTCTGCAATGGTTGCCATTGTAGGTCCACCTCCGATCAGTATCCCATCATATCCAGCAGTTCGCTTTTCCGCTCGTCAGAGAGGGCCGATTTTTCGATCATCGTTGCAATCTCCGCTGTGGTCTTGCTGTCGTTCTCGATGTATCCAACTATTCTCTGATAGAGCCCGTCCAGGGCTGCATCGTTCTCAGCAGGTTCTACCTCCGGCTCCGGCACATACCCATTCGCCGCCAGCACACTCTCCATCGGAAGCCCGTAGTACCCCTCTATGATCCTGCGCACCGCATCGCTGGTATCCCCCCGAAGGGCCACCTTCAAAGCCTGCTCCGCCTGGGTGGCAGTGTAGGTTTTCGGCGTGTACTTTGGCGCACTTGCCTTCTGCTCCGCCGCCACCGCCTTGTCATAGGCCGTCTTCATGGCCGCGATCTCCGCCGTCGTGTAGCCCAGCGCCGCGTAACCGGAGAAGTCACCGTATGCTGCCATCGTTTCCGCCTTCTGCAGCGCCTGACTGTATGTCAGGGCATCCTGCTCATCCTGCCGGCTCTGGCTCACGCTGGCCACGATAGCCTCCGCGTCCGCCCGGGTCATGCCGGCCGCGGCCAGCAGCTCATCCGTGGGCATATTGCCGCCCTGGGCAATGGAAAGTGCCAGCTGCCGGGCATAGCTCAACTTGTTGGCCGCGTCCTCCCGGTCGTTGGCCAGCTGCTGCGCCTGCTGATTGTCGTATCGGTTCATCAGCGTCTGCAGGACCGAGGCGTACCCCGCCGTCTGCTCCTTTGCGCTGTCTGCCGCCAGCTGGGCATTGGCGATGTCTCCGTCCAGCTTTGCCGCGGCAATGGCCCGGTCCAGTTCCCCCAGCGCATTTGTGCGTCCCTGGTGTCCCTGCCGCAGAGCCTCGGAGTAATCCGTTTCCAGCCCCAGCATGGTGGACTCAGACGCGCCGCCGGTCACGCCCTGAGCGGCCATCTGCTGACCGATGTTCTTCTTGGCGTTCATCTTCTGGACATAGAGCTGCTTGAACATGTCGGCGTAGCTTTGGCTGGTATTCTGTTTCTGCCCCTCCAGCGTGCTGACCGCCTTATCCACATTGGCCTGATTGGCCTTCTGCTGGGCCGCCAGTGCGGAGGCATACAGTCCGTTGGAGCTATAAAGGCTTTTCAGTACATTGGCAAGAGCGCTCCCCTCATTGCTTCCGGAACTTCCTTTCGCCGCGCTGGCATAACTGACTCCGCCGCCGGAAGAGCCTCCCCCGGAGGAGGGGATACCCGTCCCGCCCCAAGACTTAGGCAAGGGCGTGGTAGATGTGTCCACCCCAGCACCCATATTACCCGTGGGAGCAATGATGCCATGTGCCGCCAAGACGTTAGGGTCGCTCGTAACAAGACCGGCGGCCGGAGAGTCCGGTACTTTCTTATCTGTAGTTGCCAAGAGTAATCACTCCTTTTTCGTCGCCGCCACGATCATGGTGGCGACCTCTTGTTTTGCGCCCAATTTGGGCACCGTTACCTGCATGTTTTGGGAAAAGATGCAGGTAACGGCTCACTCCCCCTGCACAGCATAATACTGCTTCTGCTTCAGGTTGATCTTAGCGTACTCCTCGCCGCCATTGATTGCCGCCACATGGCCGCCGTCCAGCATAACGGCCAGCTCCAGCCCCAGCTTGTCCGCAAAGGCGTTGACCTGCGCCCCGGTCATGGACTTGCAGTAGATCAGATGGAACAGGCCGTCCTTGTACCCCAGCACCGTGTGGTCGGTGTCCCGGAGCACGTCGGAGAAATTCTCCGTCTTGCCCTCCTTGTTGGCCAGCTTGCAGAAGCCCTCTGCCGTGGGGTCGTAGTTGCCCAGCAGTCCCAGACCGCCAACAGCCCAGCGCACGTCCTTGGGCAGCTCGTCCGCAGACTTCACCCGGGCAATGCCCACCGTGCCGTCCGTCAGGCGGTACAGCACACTCTCCGGGCGGCCGTACCAATAGTGACAGGCGTACCGCTGTTTCACTCTGCCGTCTTGGATCAGGATGGAACAGGGCTGCTTGCTGGCGGAGAACCCGCCGCTGATGGTGTTGTTCCACCCGGACAGCGGCCCGTTGGGGTTAAAGGGAACGATATTCTTCGCCAGAATAGCCGGCATGCCCTCCAACAGGACGGTGCGGGGATAGGAGACCTCCTCCCGCTCCCCGCCCTCCACGGTGGCCGTATAGCCCCTCTGGGCCATTTCCGCAACCAGCTTGTCTGCCTGCGCTCTGGAGGGGATGCCGCTCACAGTAACGCTGCAGGGGCCCTGCTTGGGGGGCAGCCCCTCGCGCTCCACAATGACCTCCACAATAGCCTTGGCGCAGCTGTCCGCGTACTCCTCGGTCAGGATCACCGGCACATCCGTGGCGCTGTCCATGAAGCCCAGCTCCACCAGCACGGCGGGCATGTTGGTGTACCGGGTCACGTAATGGTTGGCCGTGGCCTTGGGAGTACTCCGGTTGCCCCGCAGGCCAGTGTGCTCGATCAGGGCCTCATACAGCTCGTCCCTCCAGCTGAAGGACGCCTTGCTGGCCGCGGGGTAACAGTAGGCCACGATGCCGCCACCCTTGCCGCCGTTGATGCCGGCATTGTGGTGGATGGACAGATAGAAATCCGCCCCCCACTCGTTGGCCCGTTTGACACGGGTAGCCAGGGCGATGTCGTCCGCGCCATCGTCACTATCATCCAAACGCAGGATCTCCACACCTGCATACTTGACCAACAGCCCCTCCACCTTGTCGGCGATGCGATCATTCAGCCACCACTCCGGTGTCTGCTTGGGGTCCAGCTTTGCAAGGCAGCGCTTGCCCGCGGTGTTAAAACCGTGGCCCGCACCTAGCGCCAGCTTAAACATGGCTGCCGCCCCCATTCTCCCCGGTGTGTTCGTGTGTGTCATGGGTCAGAGCGTCACCCGCCGCGTCCACCGCCTCTTTGGAGATGTCCAGAATGCGGGGCAGCCAGCCGGGGACCTTGGCCCCCATGTTGACGGCGTGCTCGGCCAGACTGCCCAGCTCACCGATGATGTACCAAACAATGATCATGGGGCCCAGCAGGACCGTATAAGTAAAGGGCAGCGTCACGCCGGGAATGTGCCCGATCAGGGAGCCGATCAGCCAGTCCGCCATGAGCGCCACGCAAACCACAATGACCATGCCGCCCTTGTGCCACGCGCCCTCACGCATCTTGGCGCTGGACCAGCGCCCCTGCTTGGCCGCTGCCGCGCTGCCCACCAGCCAGTCGGCAAACATCAGGGCTACCCATGCCACCACCAGCCATCCAAACCAGCCCCACAAGGCGGTCAGGATCGTAATCATGGTGACAACACCCGTCTGGAATTTCGTAATCGTGCTTTCGTTCATTTTATACTCCCTCCATTTCGGTTCGCGTTGCCTCCTGCTCCGCCAGGATAGCCTGATATTCCTCCATCGGAATAGCGTGATATGTATCCGGGCCGACCCCCTCGGCCAGCCAGATCACTGTGCCGTAGTCCGTGCCGTTGGTGAGCACCGTGCCCTCATCGGCATATAAAACGGTTCTAACTTTCATGCTTGTCCCTCCTTACACAAGGTTGATGGTCCAGTTTGTCTTTGTTGCCGCCAGTGCCGTCCACTCATCATCTGTAAATGCGTTGTTCACCGCCGTTTTAGAGAAGGTGATGGACGGCGTAACGGACAGAATGCTGTCGGTCAAGGCGTTGATAATGCCTGTAATGCTTGCCTTGTTGAGTTTGGTGGATGATTTCAAATCAAGTCCAGTAGCTACCAGTGTCCCAGTGACGGGCAGTTCCTCCAAAGCAGAGCAGTTGTTAAACATATTGGGACAGGACATAACCGTATCAAGATTAATCTCCATGCACTTGACAAGGTTTGTGCAACCGCTAAATGTAGCCGAATAAGTTGTTCTGCTCTGCACCCCGGACGAGTTTGTAACAAGCTCAAACCGAAACATAGACAGGTCTGTTATAGCTGTGTTACCCGTAAACACGACTGACACATAGTTCGCTTTGAGGGTTTTATACTTAACCTTTTCGATGTTCTCCTGCGTCCACAAATCTCGGTTGGCGAAGGCGTAACCGTAGTACAGGTATTCCTCGCCATTACGCTGTAAACCATCCCAAAAGCGGTCATACTCGCTTTTCTCGCCTACGGAAAATCCATCGTCATAGCCCTCTTGGAAGCCATCGGAATAGCCGTCTTCATAGCCGTGCTCAACGCCGTTTCTATATTGTTCGTCAGCGACCTTTTGTACCTTACCAGCCATTTCATCGGGGCGTGACTTCAAAATCATAGTCTCTGCACTAAGTCCGTTTTCTCGAATTGTCGCTGCAATATCAATGTAGAATTTATTGTCCGTTACGACTCTTGCCATCAGTAGCTCACCTCGTCTCCATCGGGCAGGGCCGCCAAGACAGCTTCGACCATTTCCTGCTTGTCCGCTTCGGTGTAATAGTCCACGCCTTTGACGGGGGTGTAGCCGTCTGCTCCATCTGCACCTGCAGGACCTTGCTCTCCATCCTTGCCCGGGGCGCCGTCCTTTCCGTTCGTTCCGGCAGGGCCAGCGGGACCCGGAGCTCCGTCTGCACCGGCCTCGCCCCTGCTCGGCTTGCCAGTATCCGCATAGGTCGTTCCATCCCACTCCCACCAGTTTCCATTCTCGCCGATGATGGGCGGGTGAGAGGTGTAGCCCTCAGCAAGCACAGCGGAGGCGGCCGCATCTTCCTTATAGAGTTTCGCCGCCTGTTCGGATGCCGCCGCGGCCGCTCTGGCGGTCTCGGCATCGGACGCTCCCTGCTCCGCCCTGGCGGCGCCACCCTGCGCGGATACCGCCTGCTCTTCCACCAGCACCGCCGCAGCGTTGATCTGCTCCATAGCTGTGCCTACCGCCGCGTCAAACCGTTTTGCTGTGGCAGCTGTTTCATCGGCGGCGGTCTGGGCCTGTTCCTTGGCGGTGATAGCCTGCGCTCCGACAGCCTGCACCTGAGCCAGATAGCCCGCCTGCGGCTCTGGGGCGGTCTCGTCGCTCACACCCATAGAGACCTGCACCTGGGTCTTGTAGACCTCGGATTTGGCCACGCCTCCGGTCCCGGTCACGTGCCAGCTCAGTTGACAGCGGCCCTGACCCTCTTCGACCGTCCACTCCGGGCCGACCAGCCACACAGCGGTGTCTCCCTCCCGCTCCAGCGGGGCGGCGTATTCCGCCGGGTCTCCGGGCCGCCTGACGGTCAGCTGGGGCACACCCTCGCCGAAGGTGCGGATGTAGGGCGTCAAATCAAACTCCACCCGCGTTACCCCTTCTTCGCCCTGCCGCCACAAGGGAATCGGGCTGACGCTCCCTGCTCTTACAATTCTCATTCCGATGCCTCCTCGTCCGGGTACTGCTCCCGGATGGACTGCTTGGCCGCCGCAATCAGCGCGGTCAGTTCCTCCGTCTTGGCCGTGTCGCCCTCGGCGGCGTAATACTGCCACTTCTGGGCCGCCTCAGTGACGGTCAGCAGCTCGCCGTCCCATTCAATGATAGGCTGGGTGTTGTAGGCTTCCTCGCGCTGTTGGGCGGGGGTAAGTTCCGGCTCCACCGGGGCAGGGATTTCCCCCGGTGTCCACTTGGTCATGGTCATAACCAGTTGGATTTCACCCGTCTCCGGGTCAGGCTCGCCAAAGGGCAGGCGCTCTGCCTCGACCTCGCCGAAGGGGAAGTTGGGGGTTTCCATATCCTCATGGATAAGGGCCCAGCCATCAGGGACAAAGCCCGAATAAGACTGGTTTCTGTGTGCCCCGTTTGGGAGGGCCTTAATTTCTACAATTCTCAGCATGATATTTCCTCCTCAGAGAATGGCGATATAGAGGTATGTATCACCTCTAAGGTTTAGCTGATTTTCCGACGCGCTCGAATTGGTCGAGCCACTGTCCGCATACCAAGACACGATATTCTCGTTCCAGGCGATATCGACATTCGCCCTATGATTCGCGTTGTCGGTGGTGTTATAACTTATTTGTCCGCGCATTACCGCCATTCCCGCCGTGTTACTGGTAAGGCCTCCGTTACCCGACTGTTGTACCATTAAAAATTTAGGCGGGGCGATAAACGTAAGACTATTCGCGTTCTCCGCTCCATAAAGTCCAGTACCAACATAACTCCCGATTACAACTTGCCCCACCCCCATCGCCTCCATGTTGCCGGTGTGGAGGATGTTGTATTCCGAACGAATACTGTTTTGTGTGTCTGCAAGTAGCAATGCGTTTTCCAGACTCGAAGTTTCCTTGTTGAGAAGTAATTCTCGCGCGTTAGTCTTATCGTTGATGGGTCTTAGGCCAATAACCGCGGTGCCGTCAGATGATATTTCGTAATACGCGTCTCGATTCTGCGTTAGGCTTCGAAGCATAACGTGCGGAAATAAAGGTCTTTCGATAGTCAAATTCCCCGTCATGGTGTCGCCGGACTTGTTGACGAACTTGCCCAGCGCCGCCGCCAGCGCCTCATACACCGTAGGCACCACACTCGTCAGGCCGTAAGCCTTCGCCAATGTGTCCTCGCCCTTCTTATCCAGCTGGATATTGCTCGAGCCCAGATTTTCCGCGTTGATCTCGGAGATCTTCTTCAGTTCCTCGATCACCCCGTCGATGCGCTCGTTCACATCCTCGTCCAGTCCGTTGTGGGCATCAATGATGCCATTGACCACCTTGGAAACTACTTCCCGGATCAGCCGGTCAAACACAGCCTTTGCGTCTTCCGGCCTCCCCTTCAGCTCGTCCGGGGCGCTGACCACGCCGTGCTGTTCCATCTGCTCCTGCGTGATTTTTTCAAGCATTTCTCTCACCTCTTTGCAAAGTTCCCTGTCACGTAGTGCTTGACGATGGCATACACGCCAAAGCCCTCGTCCACCTTGTCGTTTTTGACAATGATCTGCAGCCGCTTGTAGTTCTTCACCTTCCGGTTGAACGGGATCTCCGCCGGACCGTCGTTGGTATTGAAGGTGAAGCGGGAAAAGTCAATGTCCGACCAGTCGAAAATGTCCATCTCTCCACTGGCCACATCCCAGCCCACCGCATCCTTGTCCGTGCGGAACAGAATTTTAGCGCTGGACCGGGTGTAGGGTTTAATGGTCACGGCGTTGCCTTTTTTCAGCAGGGTCTTGAGCACCATTGGATCCCCGTCATCATCCATACGGGTGGACCATACCGCCTCAATGGCCGCGCCGTCATCGTTGTACCGGCCCATACCGTACACATCCGTGTTGAATCGGCAGATCCGCCCGTCCTCCGTGCCGAAGAACAAGTTTTCCCGGCCCACGCTCAGCGCACGCATCACGCACCGGGCCGGCACATTCTCCCAATAGAAGCACTCATACAGGAATGCCGTGTCATTTCTGGACGGATAACTGCGTTGCTGCCGCCCGTCCAGTCCGTACACCTTCCCGCCCACGAACACCAGAAAAGATCCGTCATAGCTGCAGCTCACCGCCTGACTCAGATCCTCCGTGGTCAGCTTGGGATCCACGTACCAGCTTCGGTTTTGCACGATACGTTCCGCCGTCAGGCTGTTGGTGGTCAGGGCGTACACTCCGCCCCCGGTCAGGATCAGCTGATCGTCCCCGATATTGCCAAAGCCGAAGCGGCTCACCGCTCCGGCACCGGACAGACAGGGCTTGACCCAAAACTTCGCCTCTCCGTTTTCATCCAGATCACCGCCCCGAAGGAACACAGTAGAGTCCTGTCCGTTGTCTTCCTTGATGATGGCCAGATACTCTCCCATGCGGCGGTAACCTACAATGGCCGTCTCATCCGTGCCCACCACAGCATAGCCTGTGTCCGGCCAGTAGGCTCCATCGTTGAATCCGCAGATAAAGTCCTGATTGGGAAAATCCGGGTTCCCTGCCGCGATGATCCGGTCGGAGGCACCGCCCACGCCCCATACCACCGCCGTCTTGCACTTTCCGATCCGGTCCGCGTAGCCCGTGGTGGTCTTGGTAAAGGTGATGAACACATTGTCCTCGCCCTCCACCTCCGATTTTGCCGGCGCCGTGGTGAATGTCACCTTTCCTTCCCCCGGCTTCCCGGTAAAACCGGAGGTCAGCGCCTTCCCGTTCACTTCTACCTTGTCCACACTGTCCACACTGTCATAGGGCAGCTTGTACTCCGTGGCCGTCCCGTCGGCCAGAAATCCCACCTTCTGCTTTCCTGACAGCAGATTCACCGACTCATAGGTGGTGCCGCCCCCTGCAGGGGCGCAGGCGATCACCGTCATGGGCACATAGGCGTGCTTGGCGGCGCTGTCCGCCGCCTCGCCGTCATAGCGCAGCAGGCCCGCTCCGGTGAACAACCACAGATAGCCGCCCATGTAAACGGCGGTACTGCGCTCATCCGGCAGGCCGGCAGCCAATTCCTTCGGCTGCGTGCCGTCCTCATACCAGCGCAGCAGCTTCGTGCCTGCATGGACCAGCAGGTGCTTCACGTCGTCAAATTCCGCCTGAAACAGGCCGTTGATCCGCCCCTCCAGCTCCACCAGCGTCCGCCAACCGGGTCGCTTTTCCGGCATGCCACCCTTGTCAGCCACCATGTTCGGTGCCCATGGACTGCGGGCATCGTCCACCAGCGCCGGGTCGGTGGAGAAATCCACACCCCGGAAGCGGTCATACCGCTTGGTGCGGATGCTCGTTCCGCTCACTTTCGGCATCGCTTACCTCCCGGCGCGAAACAGCGCCTGCCGCACCCGTCCCCCGCCCTTCTCCGGCAGTGAGACGTCCAGCGCGGCCCGCATGGTCAGATACATATTCCAAAAGGCGGAATAATCCACCACCAGATCCGGCAGCAGGTGCTGGGCCGCCACAAAATACGGCATACAATTGGCCGCGTCCTCGTCCACCTCGAACTCGTACTCGTCCGGCGTGTCCGGTCCAATGGTCTGAGGCTTGGCAAAATACTCCACCAACAGCACCGCATCGTCCCCGGGTCGGGTCATCAGCTTCCCGGCCACCACCGGAAATCCGCTTTCCAGCCGTCCGGCGCGCCACACGCAAACCAGTTTTTGAAAGTCACCGGGCAGCGGGCACCCCCGTCCGCTCCCATCCGGCTCCAGCTCCACGGTGCGGATGATCCTCTTGTGTCCGGCTATCTCTTTCTGGGCCATATCGAAGAAATCGGCCATTTTCTTGTCAATGTCCGCGTCCTTGGTCACGGTACCGCCGGCAGAGTATTCGTCCAGGAGCATGAGCACCTTGCGTTTTCCCTCACCCAGCGTCATACCTTAGCCCTCCGAGCCGAACAGCAGCCGCACATCCGTATTCGCCTCCGTGGAGAGGATGGACAGCTTGCGGGCCGTCAGGGGCACGCGCAGGGTCTGACCGGGCAGCAGGGCGAAGCTGTTGTCCGCCGTGGCCACCTTGCCGTCCTCCGCCGCTTCCTTGAAGTAGACGGTTGCGCTGGCACTGGTGTTCACCATTAGGAAGGGGCGGCAGTGTGCCTCCACCTCCACGGCCTTGGTGCCGGCGGTGACCTTCTTGGTGCTTTCAATAATCAACATCGTAATTCCTCCTCATAATTGACAACAGCCAGACAGCGGCTTCCCGGCCGCCGCCTGGCTGTTTGTTTTCTATAGCCTTCCCCCTCGGGGGAAGGTGGCACGGCATAGCCGTGACGGATGAGGGGGCGTCTATGCGCTTGCCCTCAAATGACCCTTAGCCGGGGTCGCTGAAGCAGATCATGCGGCCGTCACCCCAGCCGATACCAAAGTCGGCATAAGCCGTGTAGGTGTCGATCAGCGGATTGTCCAGATTGCTCTGCAGCACCTTGGGCTTGGTGATGTAGACCAGCTTGAACATGTCCTTCATCAGGGTGCGGTCACACACCGCCCACTGGCCCTTCTTAAAGCCGGCGTCACCGCCGCCGATGACGATGTACTTCATGCCGTGGACGGGGTTGGCACCGTGAGCCGCGGTTTCGGGATCCAGCCGCGCGTCATCACCGCACAACTTCTTGGCCATGGCCTCCTCCTCGGGAGATACCAGCAGCGTGTCCAGATTGCACAGGAAGGGCAGGCCGTCCGGGGTCACGAAGCGGTTGGCTCGGCTCTGCAGACCGGTGATGGCAGCCACAGACAGGGCGTCGTGTGCGATGTTGCTGTAATAACCTGCGTCGGGGTCCGGAATGTAAATGCGTCCCTCGCTGCCCTTGGAGGCGATGGGGTGCTTTTCATTGGCCCAGCTCACGCCATCGCCGCCAACCTTCTTGGCATTGAAGGCGTTGCCAAACGCACGAAGAACGTGCATGTACACCGTCATCGAGGCGCTGTCACCCAGCTGCACGCCCACCCGGCGGCACTCGCCGGACTTGTCCACCTTGGCGCGCTTATAGCTCACATCCTCGCTGGAGCTGTACTCCACAGGGACAATGATGGTCTTGAAGCCACGCTTCTGAGCCGTCTTGTTGAGGTTCTGGCCGTCATAGACCTTCATCTCACCATAGCCGCCGGAGCCGGTCAGCTCGAAATCGATGCTGTTGGTGGTTGTCTCCCCCATGATAGGGGCCAGCGTGTTGATACGCTGGGCATAGCGCATATCGAAGGTCTTGCCCACGAATGCGTAGTTATCAGTTTTCCACGCGGTCGCGTTATTCATTTTCGCTCATCCTCTCTTTCTCACATCAGCCGGTCACGCCAAACACATGCTTGGCGGGAACAATGGTGATCTCATTGGTCTCCTCGATGCGGCCCGCCACACGCAGGGGCAGACTGGCCGTGGCAGTCACCACCAGCTGCTGACCGTTGGCATCCAGATTGCCGCCGGCAAAGCCCACAGGCGGGAACAGCACGTACTCGTCGCCGGCAGCAGGCGTACCGCCCTCGGTCAGAGTAAAGGTGCCGGTACCGTCCGTGGTGGCAAAGGCGGTGATGCGGCGCACGGTGCCGATGGCGTCAGTGTTGGTACTGCCCTCAGCCTTGGCCACCAGCTTCAGCCAGCCGCCCACATAGGCACTGGCCGCGCCGGCCAGAGTGGCCTTCACTGTGGTGGCGCTGCCGCCATCCAGAGCGGTCAGCTTGGGGGCAGGACAGCGAAACACCTGACCGGGGCCGTCCCACACGCTGATCTTCGGACCATCGGACCGGGGATCCAGCGCGTCAGGGGTGCCGCTGTGATATTCTGCCGCAACGCCCAGAATCGCGCCGGTGCCACCCACAGCGTGGGGCACCACCAGTCCGTTCTTCAAGTCCACCACCTGACCCTCGTGGATCTTGGTGGCGGGACCGATGTCATACTCGCGGTGAGAGTGGATCACACCGCCGTCGATGTTCTGATGCACTTTCATGCTCTATCATCCTTTCTGTTTTCAGTTTCTTCTTGCAAGGAACTCTTTTGCCGTCATGGCCATGTCGGGATTGGCCGCGTTCCAGGCGTCCAGCGCTTTCTGCTGGCCCGGGGTCATGGTCGTGCCGCCGGTACTGCCGCCGCCGGTGGAGCGTGCGCTGCGCCCCTCCTGCTTGGCCACCGCCGCCTGACCTGCCTGCCCGGTGACCTCCATAAAGTCATCGTACAGGTCGCCCAGAGGCTCCTTGCCGAACCGGGAACCACAGAACCGGCGAAAGCTCTTGTTGTTTTCCAGCTTCTCCAGATCCACGTCCGGGTGGCGGGCCACAAAGTCCATAACGTCCCGTTCAATGAACGCCCGACGTTCCTCGCCGGCCTTGCTCTCTGCCTGCTCCTTCTCGGCCTTCTGCCTCATGCCGCGTACAAAGTCCCTGTCCGCCAGATCGGCGGCCACGTCCTCCTCGCTGCGGCCTGTCTCCTTGGCCATGCGCTTGATGTTCGCCTGACGCACCCGCTCCCCATAGTCCTCCACCTCCTGCAGGCTGGTAAAGGGCTTGTGGGTGTACGGATTGATCAGGCCACTCTTGGCAAGTCTCTCGCCCACGCGCTTGTCCGCCGCCGCCTCAGCTTCCCGCTGGGCGCGGATGCGGGCCGCGCGGGCGGCCGCATTGTCCTGGCGTGTCTGACTGCCTGCTCCGTCCTGACCGGCGCCGTCAGGATCGCAGTTTTCACCGCCGCCTTCGCCAGCGTCAGAGCCGTTGTCATCCACGTCTTCCTCCTGAGGATCTACGAAATCCTCCCGGCCATCGAGGGCGGCATAGCTGCCGCCGGTCTGGCTTTGCTGAGCATCCACGACATGCTCCTGTGCGCCGCTGTGATCCTCTACCTGAGTCTCTGTCGCATTAAATTCGTCCATGGTCTCTTGTTCCTTTCCGCCCGCTCCCGGGCACTTATTCTGCTTATTACAAGCCAAGCGTAGGGCACGACGACTCGGCACGCCGCTCCCACACTCAGCGAGCAATCGTTCACATCACCGGCAGCCCCATTGACTGTCCGCCAACTCCTAAAGGCTCCCCTGTGTAAGGGGAGCTGTCAGCGAAGCTGACTGAGGGGTTGCCGCCGACGGCGGGGCCGTCAGTCCCAGGCTGACTGATAGGTTGTTCGCCCGCCGCGATCTCCGCGTCCAGCTTGGCCAGAACAGCATCGCCTACCGCTTCCAACAGGGCGGGGTCCTCCTCCAGCGCCTGAATAATCTCCGGCGGCACCACAGGCTCAAACTTGCGCTTCCATCCATCGATGATCTCCTGCTTCTGGGGGATGTCCAGATATTC